CTGTGGCCTAGCGTCCTCCTGGTCCCCGACCGCCGCCCCAGTGCCCAGAAATCCTGGCGCCAGCTCAGCCACGTCGAGTTCGAGGAGCAGGTCACCGACTACAAGGACACGCCCTGGGGTCGGCAGATCATCCGCTCCAAGAACCAGCCCTGGCTCAGGGATCGCATGCGGCCCTTCGTGCTGCGCCGGACCAAGGCCCGTGTGCTGCCCGAGCTGCCGGCGCTTCAGCTCCAGGACATCCCGCTGGCGGTTCGCGACGAGGTGCTGGACAACCATCTCACCCAGGAGGCGCGGGAGCTGGCGCGGCGTATTCTCGCTACCGCCCGGGACGATGACGACATCCTGGCTGCGCTGCACCGGTCGCCGTTGGACAACGGGGAACCTCCGCTGGCCAGCCTTCGTCGCCAGCTGGGCGAGATGAAGGTGGCCGCCACCGTCGAGTGGGTGGCCGAGCGCCTGGACTGCGGTATCGCCAAGATCATCCTGTTTGGTTGGCACCTCTCGGTGCTGGAGCATCTGCACCGTCAGCTGGCGCAATATGACCCGGTGCTGATCACCGGCGCCACCTCGCCGGCCGGACGCCAGCGCGCCATCGACCTGTTCCAGAACCGTCCCCAGGTCCGCGTGTTCGTGGGCCAGATCCAGGCCGCCGGCACCGCGATCACTCTCACCGCCGCCTCTGAGGTGGCGATCGTGGAACCCAGCTGGGTCCCCGGCGAGAACGTGCAGGCGATCGACCGGGCGCACCGTCTGGGACAGCATGACAGTGTGCTGGCCAGCTTCTTGTTCATCCCAGGCACCTTGGACGAGCGGATCATGTCCGTGTTCCGTCGCAAGGCCCGCGACATCGCCAAGCTCCACGATGACAATCCCGACGACAACGAAACGCAGGGAGGACGACGTCTACATGGCCCAGGTAATCCTGATCTACACCGAAACCGATCTGCCAAGCGGGTTCGAGCAGTATCACAAGTTGATTGATGCCTTGCGCACCCTGGGCGTGCCCACCGAGGGCAACGTGGTCCAGGTCGGCGACCGCAAGACCGAGACCGCGATGCTCAAGGATGCGGCAGCGAACACGTTGCCCTCGACGACGAGGAAACCCCGCCAGGCCCAAGCCCAGGCCAAGGCTGGTGGGGGTAACGGGGCGGCCGCCCAGGACAAGCAAGCTGCGCGGCCTGCCGTGTCCGAGGACAATGACCCGGACGCGGAGTTCGACCCGGACATGGATATGGACCCCGGCATTGCCGACGGCACGCTCACCGGTGCCGAGGCGAAGGACAAGGCTATGACCCTCGTCCGCCTGCTCAACGAGCATGGGTTCAAGAAGGAGTGGCAGGCGATGCGCGCGAAGCTGAACGTCGCCACCTTCACCAGTCTGCCTGAGACCAGGGGTCATGAATTCTACAAGCTGGCGGTGGCGGCCGCCGAGAAGGCGGGGCTGCGGGTGTGACCACCCTCGTCACCCTCGGGCCGGAGGATGACGACCTGCCGGCCCACTCGCTGCTGGGAGCATCCGGCGCTTATCGCTGGCTGAATTGTCCGGGCAGCTTCCGGCTGTCCCGCAGCGCGCCCGCCAGACCCGCCTCGATCTACGCGGCGACTGGCACCCTGGCGCACCGCTACATCGAGGAGGCGATCACCCAGACCCCACCCGGCACTCGCTGGCATGTCCCGGACACCGAGGCGGGGGCGCAGATCCAGGTCGAGCGCCATGTCATCGAGGTCGACCAGGACTTCATCGACGGCGTGAACCTGATGCTGGACTACATCTGGGACCGGTCCCTGCAATACTCGATGTTCGGGGCCGAGTTCACCGTGCGCTTGGACAGCTACTTCGTCCAGGCCAACATCAAGCCGCCGACCCGGCTCTACGGCCGCACCGACCTCGTGATGGTCGACAAACCCCGACGCCTGCTTGAAGTGGTCGACTACAAGAACGGTGCTGGCATCCTGGTCGAGGTCGAGAACAACCCGCAGATGCTGTTCTACGCGGCGGGTGTGCTGGCGGAGCTAGGACAGAAGTTCTCGGATTTGGTGATCGACACCGTCAAGCTGACCGTGGTGCAGCCGCACGCCCGCAGTGTGGAGAAGATACGCTCCTGGACTGTCGACGCCCTCGATGTGCTGCTGTGGGTGGACGAGGTGCTGATCCCCGGCGTGCAACGCTGTGCTCAGCCCGACGCACCGCTCAATCCGGACCCTTATTGGTGTCAATTTTGTCCTGCGTCCCATACGTGTCCTGCGCTGATCGACAAGGCAAACCAGATGGCCAAGCACGCCTTCACCGACGACCAGGACGATCCGCTCAGCACCTTGCCCTCTAGCCCCGAGAAGCTGGCCGAGGCGCTCGATCTGGCGGACCAGGCGGAGACCTGGATCAAGGCGCTGCGCGCCTACGCGACCGAGCAGCTCAAGGCCCAGGTGCGCATCCCGAACTGGGGCCTGGTCCCGACCCGTCCGGTGCGGCGCTGGACCGAGCTGGGTGTGTCCCAGGTCGAGACCAACCTGGTCACCCTGGGTCTCGCCCGCGAGGGCCACAGGTCCGAGCTGTTGACCCCTGCGCAGATGGAAAAGCTGGCCCGCCGCAAGGGCCATACCTGGGACGCGTGGTTCGGCCCGTATGTCGAGAGCCATTCCAGCGGGGTGAAGCTGGCGCGCACCGACCGCGCCGACGCCGCTGACTTTCCCGAGTGCTGAACAAGGAGAACCAAGACCATGGCTGCAATTCAGACGCCGGTGGGCATCCTCAGTTTCCCCGCCGTGTTCACCCCGAGGCCGCGCTCACCAGGTGCCGAGGCGGTGTTCCAGATCAACCTGCTGTTCGATGTGGCGGCGCAGCGGACCGAGGAGTTTAGAAACCTGCGCAAGGCGGTCGCCGAGACCATCGATCTCAAATGGGGCGCCGGCAAGTCCCAGGACAAGAACTTCGTGTCCCGGCTGCGCAGCCCGTTCCGCAAATGCGAGGAGAAGGACTACAACGGCTACGACATCCCCAACGGTGTCTACATCGCGCCCTGGTCCAAGCAGCGCCCCGGCGTGGTGGACCGGCTGCGGCGGGAAATCACCACGCCGGAGGATGTGTGGGCCGGGCAGCTCGCCCGCGCCGTGGTCACCCCGTTCGCCTACTCGAACTCGGGCAACGCGGGCGTGTCCTTCGGGCTTCAGCACCTCCAGATCTGTCGCACCGACACCGTGCGCCTGGATGGTCGCAAGCCGGCCGCCGAGAGCTTCCCGGACTACGACGATGGCACGCTGACCGAGGAGGAGGACGAGAGCGTCCCATTCTGAAATAGGAGGAACCTCTTGAGCACAATCATCCTGCGGCATGTCTCCCTCGATGATATCGTTGTCGAGGGATTAAAGCGTGTCGTCCTGCGCGGTGTGATCGACCCGCAAAGTCTGCACCTGCTGCGCATCGACGACTACCAGCGTGACGCCCAACCATTGCAGACACAGCGTTCGATCATGGAGGCGTTGGTGTCCGGCGAGCCATTGCCGGAGATCGAGTTAGGGATGCGCGGTGATCACTGGGACGGGGCCGAACGAGCGGTCACGCTTTATGATCCCGTGTTCATCATCGATGGACTACAACGTGTTACGACGGCGCTCCATGCGATGACCACCAAGAATGGGTTGATCCCCCATCTTGGCGCCATCGTGCACCTGAACACCACCCGTGAGTGGGAAAGAGAACGATTTCGCAAGCTGAACTCCTTCCGGCTGAAGGTGTCCCCGGCAATCTTGTTGCGGAACATGAGGGATGAAAGTCCGACGATCAAACTGCTGATCGCTCTTAGTGCGGACCCTGCGGGTGCTATTCGTGGACGTATTCAATGGGACCAGCGGATGAAGAAGGGAGAGCTGATGTCCCCGCTCACTTTGGCACGGATCACCGGCTACCTGCATGCGCACAAAGGAGCCACACGGTCAGCTATGCGGTCCGAGTTGATAGGCGGTATAGATAAGCTGATCGCGACTATCGGCACCAAGCCCGTGCGGGAAAATATCATCACCTATTTCGACGTGCTCGATGAATGTTGGGGTCTTCGCACCGTGCATTACACGACTGGTGCGCGCCACCTACGATCATCCTTCATGTTCGCGTTGGCCAAGATGCTGTCGAACCATACCGACTTCTGGTCAGCGGACGGTCTCAAGTTGGTGGTCTCAGCGGATCTGCGGAAGAAGATCAAAACTTTCCCAATCAACAAGGAAAAGGTCCTTGGTGATCTCGCTGGCGCCAGTGGCAAGGCCAGCGATCATCTCCAGCAGTTATTGGTGGAGCATGTGAACTTCGGGAAGCGAAGCCGGCGATTGCGCCACAGGTTCATGCCGAGGCTGGTGACCAGCGGCGACGAGAATGAAACGGAGGCGGCCATTGCGTCTGGTCCTGGACCTGGAGACGACGTCAACGGTGGACCTGAAGCTTTCGGGTTCACACGCCTACGCCGAGCATCCTGACACCCAGATCACCGTTCTCTGCTATGCGATCGACCAAGGCCCGGTGCAAACCTGGACGCACGGCGAACCGATGGACGACTTCGTCGACGCCATCGACCTGGGTGCGACCACCGTCGCGCACAATTACTTGTTCGAGTTCAACCTCTACCACCGCAAGCTGGTGCCGTTCGGCTGGCCCGAGATCCCGCTCGCCCAATGGTCCTGCACCATGGCCCGCGCGTTGGTCGCGGGGTATCCCGCTTCGCTCGAACAGATCTCCCGCGCGGCGCGCCTGGCGATCCCCAAGGACACGTCCGCGCGGGACCTGGTCCTGCGCATGGCGCGTCCCAGGACACGCAGCCCGCTGACCTGGTGGCACGAGACCTCGCCCGAGCACTTCGCCCGGCTATGCGCCTACTGTGCTACCGACGTGGAGGCCGAGCGCCTTTTGGACCAGCAGCTCCCCGAGTTGTCCGCGCGCGAACGCGCGATCTTCGAGGCCGACTTCGCGATCAACCAGCTAGGCATCCGGGTGGACGCGCAGCTGGTCCGCCAGCTGCACGCGCTCGCCGGCGAGGCCAAGGTGAAGTTCACCCAGGACATCGTCCGGCTCACCAACGGGCAGGTCAGCTCGCCGGCACAGGTCGCCCGGCTACGTGACTGGCTGGCGTTCATGGGCGTCGACACGCCCGACCTGCGGCGAGGCACCGTGGCCCGGCTGGTCAAGCACACCAGTGGCGCCGCTCAGGGCACGCTACAGGCCCGTCTCGACGCCTCCCGGTCATCCACCGCCAAATTGGACGCGATCCTCTCAGCGCGCTCCAGGGACGGCCGCGTGCATGGCACCTTCCAATACTACGGGGCATCACGCACCGGACGCTGGGCGGGCCGGCGGCTGCAACCGCAGAACCTGTTCCGTGGCTCGATCAAGGACGTGAACGCAGCCCTCAGGATCATCAGGCAGGGCACCTGTCCCGAGGACCTGGAGGCCCTGTTCGAGGACACCGCGATGGGGGTGATCGCGTCCTGCTTGCGCTCCACCATCCAGGCGCCTCGGGACCACACCCTGGTGGTGATGGACTTCTCGCAGATCGAGGCGCGGGTATTGGCGTGGCTCGCCGACGAGACCGCCTCGTTGCGCACCTTCCGTGCCGGCCAGGACATCTACGAGGAGACCGCGAAGCGGGTTGGCAGCACTAACCGCCAGCTCGGCAAGGTGCTGGTGCTCGCCTGCGGTTACGGCATGGGTCCCGGACGGTTCGGCGAGACCGCGCAAACTTTTGGGCTGGAGCTGTCGGAGTATGAGTGCGCGGACCTCGTCGCCGCATGGCGCGAGGCCAACGAGAACATCGTGGCGTTCTGGTGGGACTGCGAGAAAGCGATGAAGTTTGTCTGCCGGAACCGTCCCGGCACGGTCACGCATGTCGGTCGCTGCGCCTTCATCCGTCGCGCCGACAGCTGCTTGATACGCCTCCCTTCGGGGCGGCATCTCGTCTATCGCCGGCCCTCGATCCAGTGGAATGAGGAGAACAAGCGCGAGCAGTTCACCTACATGGGAAGCTTCGGCGGCGCCTGGGTGCCGCAGCGCGCTTGGCCCGGCAAGATCGTCGA